CACTTGTACTATTATCTATACCTATAAATTTATATTGGTTTACTACTGCCATTAATCTAAAAAGAAACTTCTAGCTTCTATCTCCTGTTTTAATTCTTCTTGAAATGTAGTGTTAAGTTTCTCTAACACCGCATCTAAATCTCTAACTAAAGACTGTGCTACGTCTTCTTCATACTCGGAGCTTGCTCTAGTTAATGTTTGTACTATCTTTGCCATTATACTGTGTAATAATCTTTATATTGTTCTTCAATTCTTTCCACAACATCTTCAGGTTGGTTTCCTGCAAACCTCCAAACAAAGTCGTCTGTTTCTGTGTCAGTCTCAGTGTCAGTGTCATTTACTGTATTATATATATCCATAATACCTCCACCTCCACCACCATCATCTTGAAATCTTCCTGTAAGAATATTATCATCACCATATTCAAAACCTTGCATTGGATTACCGTAAGCATCTGTTTTACCTGCTAGTCTATTTGACATGTAACTTTGATATGCATCTTCAAATTGTTGTTGAGTCATATCAAAATTTAATCCTGGAATTTTACCGGCTCTAATAACTTTTTCAAAATAAGGTCTATTTATTGATGCGTTAAAATCAGAAAATGATTGTAGTGGTTTTTTAAAAAGACCACTTAAACCAAATGTTTGGACAGGTTTTCTATAATCTAAAAAATTTTGAAAAGCTTGTTCTCTTTCGTTTAAAGGACCTTGATAACCAATGTCTATCATTCCACTAGGGTTGGTTTTAGTTGGTGTGCCATAAAAAATAGTTGAATCCTCTTGATTAGCATCTTGTCTTCCTAATGTACCTGTTAATTTTTTAGTGTTGTAAGTTTGTTTTGGACTGCTTCTGTCTTCATTGCTTGCAGAACCAGTATTATTTTGAGCGCCACCTCCTTGACCACCTGTATCTCCCGGACCCGGTGTATTGCTACCAGTGCTTCCACTATAAGCACCTCTATTTGCAGTTTGGTCTCCCCAGTCTTGTGGCCCACCATAACCCGGTCTTGAACCGTCTAAAGTTTTAGCAACTCTTTGACCTAATGCATACATCTGTCTAGCTTGTTGTAATCTTGTAATTGACATTATCTTCTTCCTCCAGATTGTATATCTAACCTAAAAGTTCCTAATTTCCAACTAGTATCTATTGCAGTGTTGGATATTGTAAGAGCGATCGCTCTTGCTCGAGCCCGTGTGTCTACTTTACTGGTAGTGGTTGAGACTGTGAAAGGTCCTAATGATGAGCTTGATGCTGTATTATTAGGATAGTTTCTTAAATCTAATTGTATAATAGCGTTTCCTTGTTGAGATATAAAGTCAGGTATAATTCTACTAACTCTCATAATGTTTTCACCATCACCTCTAAGGTCAGCCATATTAGTTGCTGCTCCTCTTACAACCTTTTGTGTAATATCATAATCACCAGATGTAATATTAGCTGGAATAGCTACAGCAGCTGTTGCTGCTTCTTGTTGATTAACTCCTGTTTCATGTTCAAAATAAATTGTAGTTCCATCGGTATTACCTTTTACATCAAACGATGTATCATCACTTGCATTGTATTTAGTTGCGTGTGGTAAACCAAATACAGATGAATCTTCCCAGGTTGTTCTAGGATATAAACTACTTGCATTTGTAAACCATATAGGTCTTTTAGCTGTTGAATCTAGATAACTATATGTAACTGCTCTGTTAACATTGTTAGACGTAGCTGTTGGATAGAACCATGTTATCTCTCCAAACAAGTTATTAATACCACAATAAACTAATTGATTAGATGTAGTGTTAAGATCATCATAAACATAGTCTTCAACTAAACAGTCCATAGATTCTAGTTTACCAGTGTATCTAAAGAAACCATTATCAGACATCCAGTACGCAGCACCATCTACTTCTACAGCTGCATTCTGACCAATCAATCCACAGTTAGTACCAACTTGTTCAAAGGCAAATGTAAATGGTTGACCAACAAAACGCATAGTAAATAAAGATGTATCTGTCCATACATAGATTGCGTTTCTACCTAGTTTAGCTCCAATGATCCGTGATCCGGCGGCCAGTCTTTGTGTACCAGCACTATTTTCTGCTGTTGGTGTATAGTCATTAATGTCTTCTTGAGAAGAGAAACGTATAAACATATCATCTTGTGTAGTTTTAGTTCCAATAGTTGTCTCTGTTCCAAAAAATACTAAGTGACGATCGGGTGTTGATACTAACATATCACGTGACGCTGTTGGTGCACCGGATATAATTGTAGCTCTTGTTGCTGTTGCATTTGTTGCATCACCATCCCATTCAAAACATTCTCCGTTATGTATTAATGCAATAAGTGTAGAACCTAAATTGTCCAAGGACCATAGACCAGGATCAATTACTTGGTCAGTGTTAGCTGCAGCAGAACCCCAGCCAGTCCAGCTAGATGTATTAGTTACTGTTGCGCCATCAGAATGAGCGGCTTTAGTAGAGCCTCTGGCTCCTCTAGTTATACCTGTTAAGTCATTTCCTAATATACCGGTGTATGAAATTTCTTCATCGTCTACTTGAATATAGTTTGTACCCGTAGATGGAAAACCTGTTGTACTTGTTAATGTAATACTTGTTCCTGATCCACCTGTACCAGCGGTATCATTTAATAAAGCACCATTTAAAGTATTGGTTAATGAACCTAATAAATTACCACCAAATAAAGATATACCCCACCCAAACGCACCTAGCTGTTCTGGTGGTCCTACGTGATAGTATTGATAATATTTAACGCTTCCAGATGTAGCGGCACCTGAACCTGTTTCATTATTATCCATTGTAATATTTATTTCATCATCAGCTGGCACACTAGTTACCATGTATTTTACATCATCAAAATCTGATGCTGAATAATTAGAATTAGTTGCAGCTGAAAAATCGCTAAATGTTATAATATCTCCAGCCACAAAACTATGTGCTGATGGAAAAGTTATAGTAACTATGTTTGATCCATTAGTTGTTGTAAAACAATTTGATAAAGTTGTACCTGATGGATTAACTAAAGGATGTATGTCATAATAAACACCCCCTGAATAAATATATAAAATTCTGTTTGTACCTATAGCTGCAAATTTTGTAGAATCTTTATTAACAAAATGATGTAGACCTCTTGTTGCACCTGTTAGTTTATCTTGACCTAATTGATTCCAGCCACCAATCTTTTCTGGTGTACCATATCTAAAACGAACATTTTCCCCGCCTGTCCATTGAGACTCAGCACCAGTAGATGTGACTTGTTTATTAAATCCAGGTAGAAATCCTAGTTTCTGTAACATATAACCTCATTATAATACTATTTTACACCTGACGGTAGACCTAACTTAGCTCTTCCATCAAACTTGTTTTTGCTAGCAAATGGGCCATTTACATGATTATAATGTAGAAATACTTGACCGCAAATGTTCCCGTCAAAAGGCTCTCGCCAATGTTCGAGATCACAGCCACTATATACCAACATATCTCCTACATCAAGTAAGACTTTTGTCCCTGCGGGAGCATCTGGTTTATGTATATTTTTGTATTCATCTATTACATTATTAGATCCTGTGCCATCTATAAATATAGGCCAAGGATCTCCTCCTAAATTAAGTGTACAAGATATCTCACAGCTAGGTCTATCTTTATGTCTTTTTAATATATCACCTCGTTTGTAAGCTCTTGCATAAGAGTAAGTTGGTATTAGATCTAGATTTGAATGTTGTTTCATAACAGGCAACATCTTCATTAGTAATGTATCCATTACAAAATCGCCATAACAAGAGAATGTATTGGGTATTTGTCTATCACTCCATGTTCCAAGAATCGGGGACTGTGAATGTATGTTATTTTGATACATATAATCCACTGCATCTCTTTTAAGTAAGAAGTAGTTAAATATAAAATTAGCTAACTCATAAGGTAAAGCATTTTTAATGACTTGATATTTCTTTATCTCAAACATACTACACAATAAAACATTTTTGCATAAAATTAAAGCTTACTGATATTCTTATATCATTAGACTCATTTGTATCTACGCAGTGATTTAACCAAGACGGAAACATAATCAATCTTCCTGCCTTTGGTTCATAATTATCTTCTCTCCATAATCTTCTTGGTGGTTTACCTTGTTTCATTCTAGGTCTTACCATTAACGCAACTGATTTTGGATCTTCTATTTTTAACTGACCAGAGTTCTCAGATGCTTTTACATAATATACACCTGACCATAAAGAATTTGGATGTATGTGTGCACGATTCATACTACCTGGTGGATTGATATTGGCCCACATATTACCTAAGAAAGGTTCACTATCTAAATGTTCTTGATCATAAATAGTTCTTTGTGCTTCATATAATAGATCAACTAATCTTTTGTATTCAGGTTTTTGATTCATATTGGTTGTTGAATGCCAACCTTTTACATTTGTTCTAACCACACCTTTATCTTGATTAGACCAATTAATTATATCTCGTTCTAACTGTTGATTTAAAGCATCATCATTTAAATCTGCAATATAAATAGGTGTTGGAAAAAGTAAATCTCTAAACATTATTTAAATGGTGTTCCTCCAAACCACATCACTAGCGATTGTCTTCTACCTCTAATAACTGGTTTTACTCTGTGTCTTATAAACGATGCAAAGAACACTGCGTGTCCTTGTTTTATTTTTGCAACCTTACCCTCACTCATTAATTCTAAATCACCTCCTTCAAACTCTGACTCAGGAGACAGTAAACAAGTCATAGATATTTTTCGTACCGGTGGTTCGTGTTGAAAGTTTGTATCATTAT